AGAATATATGAAGAACAGAAAAATCAGATCGAACAAGACATGGCACCATTCGGTTTTATCTCTGATGGATTGGATGATGATAGCTTTATAGACAAAGATGGAGAAAGGTGGTATGCTGATGAATATGGAGACAGATCCTATATGTGGGATTATTACTAATGATTAGTCTATTACTTTTAAGTTCAAGTTTTTTAAACTTTATTTTTTACATCTACGCAATCGGTTTTGTTGTTGCATTAGTGCTAGAACAGATTGTAAGAAAAGGTGGTAATGAAAGAAGCATCTACATTGTCGAATACAATCGAAAATATCTATGGAGAAATGCATGGATTGTAAATCTGTTTTGGTTTCTAACTAATATAGGTCTATATGTTGTATCAAGAAATATGCAATCACCTGTAGATACTTTTTGGGATGGTGCTTTGTGATAAATTTGAAACACTGGAAACTGAAACTTATATTATCTAAATCATTTCCAGGTAAAAAGATTGTCATAACAGATAATAAAGACGGATCACAAACTATTAGTATCACATAATGGATTTAGATAATCAAGTCGATCTAGAACATTTACTATTCACAGAGAGAAAATGTAGAATCTGTGGAGAGGTAAAGAGTTTACTAGAAGACTTTTATCTAACACACAAGAATCGAAACTCATTGCCATCTTCTTATGCATATGAGTGTAAAGTATGTACAATAAAAAGAATTGTAAAGAATAGAAAGAAGAAAAGAGTATTTTCCGATTGGGCATATCCAGATTGGTAGTGTTCATGTGATGTTTCCCCGTTGGAAATATACTTTTCAATAAATAATTTCAGAAATAATCTGAGATTCGGAGAGAAAAGATGCCACTAAATTTAGCATCTCCTGGTATTGTAGTAAGAGAGGTTGACCTTACCATTGGTAGAGTTGATACAGCAACTGATAAAGTTGGTGCTATCGTCGCTCCATTTGCGAAAGGACCTGTCAACGAACCAATCCTTGTAGAGAATGAGCAAGACCTGTTAGATAATTTTGGTGAACCATCTGAAACTGACAAACACTTTGAGCACTTCATGGTAGCTCAATCATACTTGGCCTACGGTGGAGTAATGAGAGTTGTCAGAGCAGGTGACGTTGATTTAACAAACGCATATGTAGGTGCTGCAAACAGCATTAGAATAGACAGCACAGAAGACTATAACAATAAGGGTTATGACACAAGCACCATCACAGGTGTTACATTCGCAGCACGAAATCCTGGTTCATGGGGAAATGGACTTAAGGTTGCACTGATCGATAGTAAAGCAGATCAAGTATTAACAGTTGGAGTCAGCACACTTACAGTTGGTGTTGGAGTCACACAGGCAGTTCCAGCAAACACAGTTGTAGCAGGTGTTGGAGGAACATCAGTATTAGACGGATACTTCAAAGGAATCGTCACTGGTGTAACAGGAGCAAACATCGAAGTTAAATTTGTTGCTCATGTATCCGCTGCTGGTGTTGAAACTTCAAAAGACTATCAACCTGGTGGAGCATATCAGTTCAGCACAGATGGAACTGGTGGTTTATTAAGTTATGAAGTCACATCAAATGCAGGTGGAGGAAGTACAACCACAGTTTCTGCAGCATCTGATTGGTTTGATCAGCAAACAATTGAATTATCAAACTCAACAATCAAATGGAACAATATTGCTGACCGTCCAGGCACATCAACTTTCGCAGCATCAAGAAGTGCTAGGTTTGACGAAGTTCATGTTGTTGTATATGATGATGAAGGAAAGGTTACAGGAAATGCAGGAACAGTTTTAGAGAAGCACTTAAGTCTTTCAAAAGCAAAAGATGCTGAATTCTCTGCTGGAACTCCATCATACTGGAGAAAATATCTTTATAATAACTCAACAAATATATTTGGTGGTAGTGCTCCTGCTGGAATTACAACTACTAACTTCCAGTCTGGTAACTTCACCTTTGCATCAGACAATGGATGGGATCAGAACGCACAGGGTATAAGTTACGCTGCATCTGGACCTGTAACATCAACTTTAGCTGGTGGTAAGAACTATGGTGGAACTGCAGATACAACTTCTGCTGGTTCATTTACAGTTACAATCGGTGATCTAGGAACTGGTTATGACTTATTTGAGAATCCAGAAGAGACTGATGTAGACTTCTTACTCATGGGTTCTTCAAACTACTCTAAAGAAGAGTCACAAGCACTAGCGAATAAAATCATTTCAATCGCTGAATTAAGAAAAGATGCTATCGCATTTGTTTCACCTAACAGAGGATCATTCTTAAATGACACCGCTGCTGGATCAGTTACAGTTTACTCAAACTCACAGATTACTGACAACCTAGTCAGTTACTTCTCACCAATCACATCAACTACATTCGGTGTATTTGATAGTGGTTACAAGTACATGTATGATCGTTTCAACGATACATTCCGCTATGTTCCAATGAATGGAGACATTGCAGGAACATGTGCAAGAAATGACATTAACAACTTCCCTTGGTTCTCACCAGCGGGAACAGCAAGAGGTACAATCCTCAATGCAGTGAAACTTGCATACAATCCAAATCAATCACAGAGAGATACACTTTATTCAAATAGAATAAATCCAGTTATCTTCTCACCTGGTGCAGGAATCATACTATTTGGTGACAAGACAGGATTTGGAAAAGCATCAGCATTTGATCGCATTAACGTTCGTAGATTATTCATCTATCTTGAAAATGCAATTAAGGCTGCTGCAAGAGATCAACTATTTGAGTTCAACGATGAGATTACAAGAACTAATTTCATTAACATAGTTGAACCATTCCTACGTGATGTTCAATCAAAACGTGGAATATTTGATTTCAGAGTTATTTGCGATGAAACAAATAACACTGCAGCTGTTATAGATAGTAACGAATTTGTAGCAGACATCTTTATTAAACCATCGAGATCAATTAACTTTATCGGTCTCACCTTTGTTGCTACAAGAACTGGCATCTCATTTGATGAAGTCATTGGTTCTGTTTAATTAAATTAGAGGTATAAAAACAAATGGCAACCCAACTTAACAGACCACCATTAAGAAAGATTACCGATTTCAAGAGTAAATTGATCGGTGGTGGTGCAAGACCTAATCTATTTGAAGTTGAACTTGCTTTCCCAGAAGAGATTGCAATTGACAACGATGTAAAGGAAAAGGCAAGGTTCTTGGTCAAGGCAGCAGCACTTCCTGCATCTAACATCACTCCAATTGATGTTAACTTTAGAGGTAGGATTCTTAAGATTGCTGGAGACAGAACCTTTGATACATGGACAATCACAGTTATCAACGATACTGACTTTGCGATTCGTTCTGCTTTTGAGAAGTGGATGAACTCAATCAACAGATTGTCTGATGCAACAGGTACAAACAATCCAGCAGATTATCAAGAAGATGCTTATGTTCACCAGTTAGATCGTGATGGATCTACATTAAGAACATACAGATTCTATGATGTTTTCCCAACTCAAATAAGTCAAGTTGATTTATCTTACGAAACAGTTGACACAATACAAGAGTTTACTGTAGAATTACAAGTACTATACTATGAGTCTATTAAAGGAGTAGGAGCTAATGCTGGAGGAGAGAGCATTACCTAAAACTGATAAATAGTGCTATAATAGAATAAAAAGCAGGTTATACTATGCCAAGACTATTTGGGTTCTCTATTGATGACCAACAACAAAAACCACCATCGGTAGTCGCTCCCGTCCCCAAAACCAATGAGGACGGAGTTGACAATTATATCGCTAGTGGTTTTTATGGTCAATACGTAGATATTGAAGGTGTTTATAGAACAGAATACGACTTAATGAAGAGATATCGTGAGATGGTTCTTCATCCAGAAGCAGATGCTGCAGTCGAAGATGTTGTAAACGAAGCGATAGTTAGTGATTTATATGACTCACCAGTAGAAATAGAATTAAGTAACGTAAACGCAAGCGATAAATTAAAAGATAAAATTCGTGAAGAATTCAAATACATCAAAGAGATGATGGATTTTGATAAGAAGGCACACGAAATTTTTAGAAATTGGTATGTAGATGGTAGATTATATTATCTCAAAGTTATTGATACTAAAAAACCACAGGATGGAATACAAGAAGTAAGATATATTGATCCGATGAAAATGAAATTCATTCGGAAAGAAAAGAAAAAAGATCAAAATGAGAATATAGTTTCAAACAGAGCAGTTGATATTCGTCAGGCAGTTTATCCAGAGATAGAAGAATATTATTTGTACACACCAAAACCTAATTTTCCAACACAGTTTTTCTCAAGTGGTAGTCCTGCAAGTGGAAAAGGTGGTATTCAAATTGCAAAAGATTCAATTTGCTATGTGACATCAGGTTTATTTGATCGTAATAAAGGAACTTGTTTATCATATTTACATAAGGCAATCAAATCATTAAACCAACTTCGTATGGTTGAAGATAGTCTTGTGATTTATAGATTATCAAGAGCACCAGAAAGAAGAATATT